TCTTTAGTTGCTTCCCCACATTTGGGCAAGGGTCGGCTTTGTCGGCTTGATTCCTCTTTTTCTTTGCTCAGCCGCCAGTTGTCTTGAGGTCAATCCTGCCCACACACCATGCATGTCTGCAGGTGGATACTCCAGTGCGTACTCCAAACAGTTCTTCTTTACTGGACACGCCTTGCATATCGCTCTAGCCCGTGCAATGTAGGTAATGTCCTTATGTTCTTTGGGAAACATAAGTTGTGTCTTACCCTTACAAGCAGCATACTCCATCCAGTCTTTTCCGTGTATTGCAAGCAAATCAAACGGTTGACCAATATTATTACCCATAATTTTATTTACCAATCTTTTTTGGGATGCTCTTGCTGACTTGCTTCACTCTGCTTGTTTCCTTCTCCGCTTCCTGTACAAATGAGTGATACGGAGCCCCTGTATAAGGGTCAAACTTTGCCGCCGCCGCCATCGCCTTTAATACAGTTTTCTTAGCCGTAAAGAGATTAAGTTTCGTTTTTCCTTGCAGCGCGTGTAACGCTCCCATTGCATATTGGGCGCCTGTTCCCAATGCATAGAAGCCGTTTGGGTCAGATACCCATGAATAGTCGCCGTCCACCGTGTAGATGACTCCGTTGATGACCACCAGGATGATTGAGCCGTGTTGCGCCATATGTTCGGATGACTCGCTTACAGGAGTTGCGTACCCGTGCAGGTCAAAGCATTCTCTTAATGCTGGGATAAATTTAACTGTAATGAAGTGGTCCAGTTTCTTTCCCTTTAGGTTGGGAGGACAAACTGGGGGTACGAAGGCGTGATGCAGGAGATTGATTGCTCTTAGGTCTCCAGCCGCTCCGAAGAGATACCTACCATTCGCGGCGATTTTCCCTGAGCCTTCTCTTAGTGTGAGTACTTGTGTGGCGTAGCCATCACTGCTGATTTCAGATATTTGGGAGTCGGCGCAAACAAGCGCGAACCCGTCCCCCTGTATCCCAACTATGGTTGTCATTCTTCTTCACCTTGTTCCTTATTGGCTTCAGCGATTATTCTGTCAAATGAATCTCCCAAAGCGTGACTCAATTCGGCCATTTCAATACCTTTTTCGGTTATTTGGTACAGCCACTCACCGTATTCGTTGATTCCGACTACTTCTGCCCACCCCAACTTGAGTAGTTGGTCAAGGGCTTCTCGCAGTTCGTCGTCCCTACTCGGCAATGTATTCTTTGCCGCGGAATACGGCGCGCCCGTCAATAATCCACATGAGTTCTGGGTAAAACCACTCGTGCCCAACCCCATGCGGTTCGTAGGTGATGATTCCCATGCCCTGTTGCCAGTTCTCAACACCTTGAAGTACTGGTCGCCCGTCTTCGTCTTGACCGCCCTTTACAGACGGCACTGCGCCATCAGTTCGGCACCAAGTACCGAAACTTGCCGCCATGACAGTCCTTGAACCCTGTTCGGTCACACGGGTAATCATGTTCAGTTCCATCCTGTGGATATGCCCGTATATCACCGACTGCGAGATGCCTGGAAGGTACTTGCTAGCCGTGGAACCACTGGAATTGACTTTGTCGCCGTGAATCACATACAAGTTCTTGTTGATGGAGAATCGTGAGGCTGGGTATCCAACGAGGTATTCAACATCAAAATCCTCAACTCGGCAGAGTTCGGAGACAGAAACAATCGGGTACTTAGCCCTTCCCTCTCCAGATACTCGGCCTTTTCTGATTCCCACCAATGCTGGTGCTCTTTCGTTAAGGTACTTCTGTAGGCGCTTTTCGTGGTTGCCTTCAATCCATACGATTCGGGCAGAAGGGGCCGCCTCGCGCAATTGACGCAGAAATTCAGCCATTCGGTCAATTGCTGGCTGGAGCATTCGCTCGTAAGCCTTTGACTTGTCGTACTTTCCAACCTCTTCAAAGTCCAGATTGTCGCCATTCATCACAATAAGTTCTGGCTGGAGGTCAGATATCACTGCCAAACCTATTGAAATAGCCTTTTCGTCGTGGATAGGCTGGAGGTCAACTTCAGTCGGTTCAATGGAATAGTCGTAGTAACCGACCTGTATATCAGGGATGATTACTGCCGTTTCCATGTTCTTTGGGGTACGGCTTTTTGTCTTTGACTTTTGTCGTTTTAATTTCCCCATATCTGGAGCGGGTTTGATGACTTGTGAATCGTCAAACCAAGATGGGTGAAGTTCAATAACCGTTCTATCGGTTACTGTAGACACACCGTCTTTATTGACAATAGTCTTATTCATCTTAATCTTCCCAAGTTCTTCAATTGGGATATTGTTCGTCTCAAGAAGTTTGGCTATGTCGCTGGCAACTTTCGTTTTGTTTGCAAGCGCCGCGAGTGCGTTAGGCTTTTTTGTAGTCACTTTGATTCCGCCTTGAATGTTTGACATGGCTTATTGCCTTTCATGCACTCTCGGCGAGCGTCACCGATTTGGTAGCGACTCAGAGTGATTCCGACTTCCAAGAGAGCATTGCAAATATTTTTTACAGGTATCTCTGAATCCATTACCTGAATAAAACTTTCCTTGTCTTCTTCGTCCATCTTCTTGTACGCACTGCAAACGGCGCAACGGGAATGCCCATTTTCTTCCTGCAGTTTTTTGAAAATTTGGCTCAATTTCGGAGCGCCTTTGGGCAAAGTTTCACTCATGTGATTTCTCCTGTGGCTCATTGTGACTAGGTGTGCCCATAATAGAGCATTGGTGATACGCTGTGATGCACAAATCTATGCAAAGTTCAAAATCTGACAAAATACGCGACGCCCTCAAAGCGGTAGTCGGCGACGGTCAGGAAGACCTTATTTCCAGCATTCTGGAGACGCTAGATAAGCAAAAGTTGTTCCGCTATCACAACGAAAACACCATCAGTCTGCTTTCAACTCCAGGCAGGGTTCTTGTGGCTTTGATTGAAGACAACTCAATCACGCAGAGAGCACTTTCCAATTATCTCAACATCAGCGAAACAATGATTGACAAGACCATTAAATCCCTTATAGATAAAGGGCTTGTTACAAAGACAAAAGTCAATCGCAAAAATGTCTACAGAATTTCAGTTGAAAATGTAATTTCGCACCCTGATATACAGCACCTTCTTGGAGCAATTAACACAATGAAACAAGAAGATGAAGTTGGTGACGAAGATTTGTTTTGATAACCTTCGTGCTTAATGAGCGCAAATAAATATCCATTCAAATCTGGTTCAATTGGCTATGTAATCATGTGTTACGGGAAAATGCGCACACACCGCAGGCCGTTCACTCCAGAGGACTTCAGGAAAATGAAGGTGGACAAGCCAGCATTATCTGATGTTGAACGGTCTTTCAAGCGACTCCATGAACATGGTTTTTTGATGGAAGTACCGTCGGGCAAATTCCTGCTGACCGAAAAGGGCTCGCAGTACCTACTCGGCCTTGCGCAAAAAGACAAACTTGAATACGAGGCATTTATTTCCGAGAGGAACAGAAAGAGTGGCTTCAAAGGTGCTCTGCGAAAGCATGAGAAGCAGCCGAGTTAGTTTTTAGACTGTTTCGTTTCCAGCCAAGCAGAGAAGACTTCGTCCGACTTTGGCATAAACCACAATTGGCATTCCTCAATTACCCTGCTATCGCCGATAAGCGTCCAGCAAATATCAATACTCTCTGCTGGTGGACATGTTCCCGCATTACATTCAAGACCGAAGCGGCGAATAAAGTATGTGACCACGCAGCCATGAACTGGGTCATTGCAATTCCCTGTATCCCTGTTTGGGCAGGTTATTCCAGTTATCTCAAGTTCGGATTTTGACAGCCTGAGTTGAATTGAATGACCATCGTCATTCCATGTCATTACCTGTTCAGCCATGCTGAAAGACTAGTTCTTTTTATCTACTGGTCCGTGCAGGTCGTGAGTACGAAGTGGATTTGATGGAGATAGGCGCTGACGCTTCTTTCCAGCCTTTGTCCCAGCAATGATTTCTTCCTGCTTCGTAAGCGGATTAACGCGAACTCTTTGCTGAGGGCCGCGCACTACACCTTTTCGTCGTTTGCCCATAGATAGATTTATTTCTTCTTACTCGGCTTCTTGCGTTCTGGAGCATCATGTTGCTCAACAGCGCCTACTGAATGGTCAAGGATATGTGTATCTATTTTAGCCTCTATGACACTTATGTCGGTGTCAAGGTCTGCAATATCTTCTTTGATTGCATCAAGTCGGTCTCTTACGAATCCGTGGTCGCGATTATTTTCTCTGCGACCCTTTTCAATCAATAACATGAGCAAGCCAAATGCTCCAGTTACAACGGCTGCCCATGTTGCGTCCAATTTATAGACCGAGCAATTTCATTACTTGAGGGCCAGGGACATGGTCTGCAGGAAGTTTGTTTGCAACCTTGAATGCTTTAATTGCACCCTTGGTCATGTCGTCCATTACGCCAGTAATTGCTCCTGGATACGCGCCACGAGCCTTTAGCGCTTCTTGGATGCTACGAATCTTTGCATCCCCTGCAGGCGCTGCTGGAGCGGCTTTAGGAGCGGCTTTAGGGGCTGCTGGAGCGGCTTTAGGGGCAGGCTTCGGTGCATCTTCTTTGACTGCAACTGCTGCTGGTGCAGAAACTCCGTTTGCGTCCATCCATGCCTTCACTGATGCTGGGACATTATCTCCGCAAACATAGCGAAGGTGCCAAGGCTCTGACGGAACAACTTCCCATGAAAAGCCAAATTCTTTGACATTTTCAACAAGCCAGTTGAGACGCTTTGGCTCAGATGCTGAATGAACATCAACAGCCAAGCCGAGGTTATGCTGCGACTTTCCAGGCGTGGCGAGCATCGCCATACCCTTTTTGAGATACCAAGTCTTGCCCTCAAATGTTTTTGTGCTGGTGCCTTCCACTTTGTCAAGTGTGTAGCGGGTTAGGAATCCTTTTTTCTGGCTCTCGTAATCGCGGTATGTGTCGCCGCTGGAAGTCGGTTTTAGTTCAACGCCTTCAGCCTTTGCTTTTTCAACCATGGCCGTCCAAGCAGATGCAGCAATCCAGTGCATTTTCCCGCCACCAGGTACAGCCCTTAGAAGGTTTGCAGGAAGTTTTCCTGGCTCAATTCCTTTAAGGTCTTTTGGAAGAACTACTGGAACAATGTAATCCCATGCAAGTTTCTTACTCATGTCAATAAATCTCCAGAATTAGGAGCGCAATGATTCAGCGCTACTAAATTTTACAACATGAATATGGCAATTATTATGTACTAACTATTCTGAGTCTGGTTCTTTCATGTGAAGGTACATAGAACCTGCAAATGCCAGAACAGTTCCCCAGAGGGCGATTTGTTGAGTTATTCCTGAAAGGGTGAAGTACATCACGGTTGCGCCAGCAAGCGTGAAGCCAGAACTCAAAATTCCATACCAGAACTTCTTAATAAAATTCATCCAGTCCATTACTTTCACTCCATCTTTTAACTTGTAAATAGATATGGCTTTTATCCAATCAGGGCCTTCACCCTCAATCGCGCCACCCTCTTCCTCCTCCTCTTCTTTCCGAGCGGCAATGTCTTGCTTCGCGGAAGGAGTAGGACTAGACGACGAGCCAGGGATACCGCCTGCGGCGGCAGCCAGCGCAACTGTATTAGTTACTAAGTTTACCGCAATTACGCTTCTTCTAGTCCCAACATCAATGGTTGAGCCAGTCGCCACATAGTTGTCAAACACCCCAGCGAACACATTTATCTCTTCCTCAAATGATTCTCGCACCTCAGTAGGGGCGTCCTGCACGGCGTCAACGATTGCCGCTGCCTCGGTTAAAGAAAGTTCCTCTACTGGTACGGATGCAAAAATTTCAGTTGCTTGCTCAGCGCTGATGTTTTGGATAACCGCAGCACTCGTGGCGAGTTCTGTAGCAACTTCGTCGCTTATTTCCTCTTCAAGGATTGCATCAACTACTGCCTCAACTTGAGACTCGTCAATAACTCCGCTATCAAGAACATCAATAAGCATTGATACCGCTTCTTCCGTTACTCCGTCTGAAAGAAGTGCTTCGGTAACAGCAGCGACTTCCTCGTCGGTGGCCCCATCGGCAAATGTTTCGGAAAGGATTGCAACAACTTCAGATGGTGAAGCATCTTCAAAGACAGCAGACAGAATTGCCACCACCTCTTCAGAAGTTGCATCATCAAATACCGCTTCAAGAACGGCTCCTACCTCTTCTGCCGAAGCGCCATCTATGGCTTCAAACACAGCATCTGCCATTTCCTCTGCAGAAGCGTCGTCTGGGAGGCTGTCAATGATGATTAAAACTTCTTCTGATTCAGGGGTAGACTCTTCTGATGGACCTGATTCTGTTTCCGTTTCTGTTTCTGATGGCACTGTTTCATCTGTCGTATCTGGCAGTGTCTCTTCTGTTGCTGTTTCTTCAGGCAGCGTCTCTACTGTTTCTGGGGTGGTGTCTTCTGGGACTGTGGTCGCTGGCTCAGGCGATACAGGGACGACAACTACCACTGGCTCTGTGGATTCTGTCGGTGCTTCCGTCGTTGGTGTTGTTGAAGTACTTGTAGGGATTGAACTACTTGCTGGCACTGAACTGCTGGTGGTCGTAGTGCTTGAAGAAACACCAACCTGAATAGACACAGTGTTTGAATTAACTGAATACTTTGAGAATGTGTCGTTATCGGAACGAATGTAGAACGGGAATGTTTCTCCTGGTTCACCAAATGAATATATGGTTGAGTAAGGTATTTCAATAGATGTATTTAAGGCATTCGCGCCACCAACATTTCCTGTCGCGATTCCGCCGCCACCAAGACTCCCAGACCAACCAATTGCATAACGCTCAGGAAGGTATCCGCCAGATGTTGGAGCGTCCCAATCAAGCAGGATTCCAGAACCAGTATCAGTTGCAGTTAAATTAGATGGTGCGCCAATCGTGTCTGGAAATGTATTGGCACTTTGTGTAAACACTGTTCCAGTTGTATATGGGCGAGCAGTTCCTTCAACTTGTGAAGTTCCATTCCACTGGTAATGACGAATCCAAACACCTGAAGCGTCCCATGAGTTGCCAGTTACAGTTGACCAACTTTGGTTCTTTTGACCGTTGTTGTATGTGTCATCAAGGTAAATAGCGATTGCATTTGTTGTGAATGTATTGCCACTAATGAGACGGTTGTCGGTTCCCATGTTGAAAGTCGGTGGAATCCAGCCGTTGTGATAAACACCAATTCCATTGTTCGTAAATGTGGAATTTAGAACCTGCCCACGATTTAGTCCTTGGATGTTTACTGCATAAGAGTTATTTGTAAATGTTGAGTTCTGCACTTTTGTAAAGCGCTGGGTGTTGATACCAGAACTATTATTACTAAATACGCAATTATCTACATATGTTTTGTTTTGGAAAGCAGAATCCGTTTGGTCTGCCCATGTTGTGACTCCAGCAGGAAGTTGTGGAGTTGAGCCATGGTCTCCACCAATACCAATACTTAGGTAGTCAAATGTACAGTTGGTGTATGTTGCTGTTGAGCCAGCAGCATTATTCCAAACAGCGCTACCGCCAGTCATCGCTGTAAATCTGATATTTGTTGCAACAACCGTTCCCTGTGAGTTGTAGATAAGACCACCGTAAACATTTTGCCCTTGTTTTAGGGTCATGTTAGAGACAATCAGGCTTCTGCCAGATGGAACATTGAATATGCGGTACAGGTTGTTTCCATCAATGATGGTTTGAGTTCTGCCGTTACCAGTAATTGTCACATTTTGAGTTATCTGGGGCAGAGCACTAGTAAGAGTTATTGTTCCATCAACACTAAATGTGATTGAGTCGTATATCCCGCCAGCAGTGGCATTTGCCTGCGTGATTGCCCAACGAAGAGTTCCGTTTGCAGTCGTATCTTCAAGGCTTGTTACTACCAACGATGTTGGGGCAGGAATATCGTTAGGTACAAAAGAAACAGTTGGGCTGTATGCCGTTCCAGAAGCATTGGTTACTTTTAGGCGATAGTAATAAGTGGTTGAGCCAGTCAGACCAGAAACAGTCGTGGAAACACTTGTGTCTGATGTTCCAGTCAAGTTTCCAGCAACTGGAACATCAACTATTGTTCCAGAGAAGTCTGATGTGGTGCTGTACTGGAATACTGCCGTAGCGCTGAAACCGTTTGGATTAACCGTTCCAGTCAGTGTTACAGGGCCGTCATCAACAGTGACTGTTGGTGCCTCTGAGGAAATAGTTGGCGCTGTTGCTGAAAGAGTGTCAAAGTCAAATACTGCGGATTCTGTTTCACCAGTCTCGTTAGTTGCAACAATCTTTGCGTAGTAGGTTTCGCTTGGGTCAAGACCTGTGATTTCAGCATCAATGGATAGTTCGTCAGAACCTGTAAAAGTTCCCATTGATACAGAACTTGAAGTGCCAAAATCTGGGTCAGTTGAATAGACCAGTGTCGCAGTAGTTGAGAAGCCCTTCGGATTTACAGTTGATGCGACAGTTGCTGAGGTTTGACCTACTCCGCTAACGACTGGCGCTCCAAGAACTGGGGCGTTATTTCCTTCAGCGGAAAGAACATAACTAATACGGAAAGAAGTAGAAGCACCAGCGCCAAGCGTTGGAACATTCAATGCCACATAGATTCCAGCATCAGCAAATATTTCTCCGATGTTGCCAAGATATGCCCCACTGGTTGCGAGTGAGTTTCCAGCATTCCAAATGTCAGCAGGGTCTGGAGAGGAAAATCCACCAGTTTGTCTAGCCACACGAGCACGAGCGTCAAATGACTGGAGAGCGATAAATGAACCATTTCCCCACCGTGCTGTTGCTTGCGCCTCTGCTCCTTGCCCAGTCACGGCGTTGCATGATTGGAAAGTTGTTGTATTACCAGTGGTTCCAGCACATGTCATTGAGCCAGAACCAGTTGCGTTATCTGGGTCAAAGCCACGACCAAAGAAGACATTGGAAATAGCAGAGCCAGTCGTGTTTGTGAGTGTTACATCAGTATGAAGCGCCTGCCCTGCTGTGGGCACGCAGTATCTCTGAGAGATGCTCACACCGTTGTATGGACTTGCACTATTCCATGAAACACACTGGGAAGAACCAGAGTTCTGAATGTCGGATACTGTGCCAGCAACACCTGTTTGACCGTTGTCGTTTTTACCAATACTTGAGCCGACTTTTACCTGCCAGCCCTCAAACGGTGAGCCTGGACAGAAATAGTCGCCGTCATCTGTTGTGGTTCCCCAGCCATCCATTTCTCTGTCAACGCGAAAGCCAAGACAGTTTGCTGGGTTCTGGTTGAACCCAGACGGAACGCTTGTTGAGCCGAATGCTCCATTGGCTCTTACGCCGACTTCCGCGAATTGTCCTTGCAAGAATCCTTGGCCGTTTGATATTTGTGTATTGGTTGAAAAAGTTGCATGCGCTGAAGGTATTGTCATAAACATTGACAGCATTGAAATTGGCAAAAGCGCAGCAAGTTGTATGCGAGTAATCCTGGTGTTCAATTTAAAACGCATATGACCCCCAGTAAATGGACATTAAATTTTACTACAACACCATTGTTTCTAAGCCCAATCAAGTGATGTATTATTGTTGGAACCACACTTACAAACTGGAGTTTCAATGGCTGGCGCTGGAATCAAACTTTTCTCTACTGGAGCGGTGTTAACTGCAGCACAAGTAAACACATACCTGATGGACCAAACAATCCATCGTTTTGCTGACGCAACAGCCAGGTCTGCCGCATACTCTTCTGCTGGAGTGACGCTCGCAGAGGGGATGTTTAGTTACCTTGATTCAGCCAACAAGTTGTACTTTTATAACGGAAGTGCCTGGGAAGAAGTTGGTGCTCAGATTGAGGCTGGAGAAGTAACCAACACTGAAGTTGCTGCAAATGCTGCTATCGCTCTGTCAAAACTGGCATCAGGAACTGCTGGAAATGTTGTTTTGGCAAATGCTTCTGGCGTAGCAACATATACATCAATTACTGGAGACATCTCCGTAACCGATGCTGGCGTGACCGCAATATCAACTGGTGTTGTCGTTGACGCAGATATCAATGCTTCTGCAGAAATTGCGCTTTCAAAATTGGCCAATGTGGCAATTTCAACAAAAACTTCTGACTACACGCTGATTCTTTCTGACAAAACAAAAATAATTGAAATGAATTCAAGTTCAGCGAACGCGGTAACAGTTCCTCCAAGTTCAACCGCAAACTTCGCTATTGGTTCAGAAATCACCGTCATTCAGTACGGAAGCGGAAAAACTCAAATTGCTGCTGGTTCTGGGGTGACTGTTCGTGCGACTCCAGGGTTGTTCTTAAGAGACCGATATTCATCGGCAACGCTTATCAAGCGCGGTACAGACGAGTGGTACCTGATTGGTGACTTGAGCGCCTCGTGATTAAAGGAAACACCTCCAGCGCGGGGAAGTTTATTAATGCCCCAACTAGCGTAAGCGCGGTTGCTGGCAACGCTTCAGCCACGGTTTCATTCACCGCATCGGCTTACGACGGCAAGGGCACGGCTTCATATACAGCCACATCAAGTCCTGGAAGCATTACAGCGACTGGTAGTTCTTCGCCACTTACCGTGAATGGACTCACCAATGGAACAGCCTATACATTTACCGTTACGGCTAATAGTGGATACGGTGTAAGTGCAACATCTTCGGCCTCAAGTTCAGTGACTCCAGTTGCTCCGACCACAACCACGACTACGACTACGACAACCACCACAACCACCGCTGCACCGCCGTCATTTACGACTGCTCCGCCACCTAATTTTACTACCACCTTGGAGCCATGTTCATGCACCCAGACTTCTGGATACACGCATACTGGATGTCCTGGAACCGCAAACTGTGTTCAAACATTCGTAACTACCACATGTAACCGTTCGGGATGTGGTGAAGGAACGGTCTATGGCAACAACTGTCAGGGACCATCCTGCTAATAAACGGCCAGAAAGGTATAGGATAGCCATATGTCAGAAGCACCAGTTAACCCAACCTCACCAGAGGAAAACGAGTATTACTTTTTCGTTCTTGACGGAGAAGTTGTATGGCGTCACTCAATCCCAATTACCGATGGTCTTGAGGGAGTGCATGCAATTTTTTCCTCAAACCCAACCGTAGTTAAATGTCCTGCAGAACTTAAAGAAACAGTTCAATATGGATGGACATGGGATGGAACAAACTTCTCTGCGCCAACGGAGTAACCGTGTCGCCTTGGAGGGAGTACAAAAAGAAAGTTGGCTCTACTAGGCCATGGGATGTTTTGAATCACAATTTGCCAAAAGCATCTGTTTTTGAAGCCCAAGAAAGACTTGATGTTTGTCTTGAGTGCCCAAGTCTGATTCAACTCACAAAACAGTGCAAGGAATGTGGATGTTTTATGGCGCTTAAAGTGAAACTGAAAGAAGCAACATGTCCTCTCGGGAAATGGTAGATAAGGCTGCTAGTAGCGAGATATTCGGCAAATTATCAACTATAAAAATCTCAGATGCGCAAATAGACCCATTTGGATTTTGTAATGCAAAATGCTGGTTTTGCCCAGTTAGGTATCAAAAAAATCCACTCTATGCCGCCAAGCATATGCCAGTGGATTTGATGGACAAGATACTTGGAAATATTGCTAGCGAAAAAACATCTCCGAACGGAGTTGTGGCGTCAGACTTTAGACACTTCTATACCGCTCATTACAACGAAATCCTGTTGTACAAACATCTCAAAGAGATGCTTGGACTTGCGCGTCAATATGGATTCATGACAATGATTTTGTCCAATGGGACCAATCTGACAGAAGAAAAAGTTGAAATCTTGAGCCAATTCAAAGATGTAATTAGTGGCATAAATCTGAACATTCCAGCATTTGAAGAAAAGTTATGGATGGACAGAAGCGGTGTTGTGTCAACCACTTTTGATGAGTTGGTAAACGGAATCAGATTAACAATGAACAAATTTCCAGAATTTGTTTCTTCTGGTGCTTTTTCAATTGGGGTGAATATCCCAACACAAGATTCTCTTTATGACGCAGGCGGGTGGATGAAATTAGGCGAGAACGCGCCGCAAATTGATTTGTCCCCGACTGGCGAGCAATTTCAGCAAGTTCAAATAGCGCGGTCGCTATTCCCAGGATTGAACATTTATCCAGTCTCTTCATTGATTGACAGGGCTTCATTTTTGGCAAAAGAAAAAGTTATTGATAATTCTGAAGCAATTATTCGTTATAGAGGCGCAACTGAAAAAGTTGTTGACTGCTCAAACGGCATGAACGGCAGAATTTACGGATGGCTCCATGTAAACGCAGTTGGTGAAACATTCATATGCTGCAATGACTACAACTTTGATTATGTATTTGGCTCATTTAAGGAAAATGACCTAAAAGAAATTTGGTTTTCAGAAAAGCATGAGGAAGTAATTAAAAATGCCCTCGGCTTAATTTGCGTCAATTGCGCTTCTGCGGTTTGGAAATGAATTCAATATTTATACAAATCCCATCTTACAATGATTTTGAATTACCCAAAACAGTTGCAAGTGCAATACATAATTGCAGCAATTCGTCAAAATTGCATTTTGGTATTGCAAACTGCGTGCTTGAGGATGGGTTGATAGAACGCCCAATATGTAAAAGCCCTCACAGAATATCAATGAGAACAGATATTGCTCCAGATGGTATTGGAATTGGTGAGTCGCGCTATATTGCAAATAGTTTTTACGACGGCGAAAGATACTATTTGCAAATAGATGCACACATGAGGTTTAAGAAAAATTGGGATTTGGGTCTAATTGAATCAGTAAATGAATACATAAACGAAGGCATTGAAAAACCTTTAGTCAGCATGTACCCAGCGGCATATTGGTACGACGATTCAATGAATGAAGTAAAAGACACAAACAGTACGGTTACAAAAATTGCATTTATTGAAAAATTTGAAGATTTTAAAGTATTAAATTTTCCACACCAAACAGCAATTGGCTCGCATTATATGTGTGGATATACGCCTTCTGTTTCTGGAGGCTCAATATTCACTGTTGGGGATTTTGCCTTAGTTAAGCCAAATAGAAAAATTGCTTTTTGGGGGGAAGAGATGCTTATTGCGGCAAGAGCATTTACTAGCGGATTTATTCCAGTCATCCCTAAAAACGCATATTTGTTTCATTTGTATTTTGATGCCGCAAAGACAATCTTGCAAAACAAAAGAAACCATGCATGGCAGGACTTCCCAGAATTATGGTCAGAGATGGTTAACGAATCAAATAAAGAATTTCTATCTATTTTTGAAAACAACATAATTGGTGAATTTGCACTAGGGACTGAGCGGACTCTTGATGAGTACTTTGAATTTGCGGGTATCAACTTTGCCGAGAGAACAGTAGTGACAAGAAGTTACTAGGATTTATACATGGCAAAAATAGTGCCATGATAGACTGAAGCAATGGCACTACCATCAACACCAAAAATAGGCGACAAGGAACTTCTTGAAATTAGCCAATTTCAATTTGAAGACCTTGGAAACGGGCTTGTCGTATTTAAGAATGTTTTCAATGTGGAGAAATTTGTTTTATCCCATATTGACGACTGCGCAGAAGAAGCGCATAAGGGCAGATGGTCGTATGTCATTGGTGAAGATGGTGTTCAGTATGGGATTAATGAAGATGGATTCAGGTACAGGATGGAAGATGTCCCTGCCGCGCCAGTTCGCCTTCTCGCTCCAGTAGATGAAAATACACAAAAGGAAATCCTTGACTATTTCGTATATCTTGAAGACACGATTTACAAGTGTCTAATTAGATACATAGACATGTTCCCGCTAATTGTTGGAAGCCTTTGGTGGAAAACTCGTGGACACATTCTTCGCTACCACGGACAAGGAGTTCTTGGTTGGCATCAAGATAACGATACGAATTACAAGGTTACTGGTGGGGTCCGTTACATGCCAAAAGGCATGGTCGCATCAAGGCAGACGGCTGGTGCATTGGCGTACTTTAACGACCATGTTGAGACTGCAGAGGAACTTGATGGAGAGAACTTCTGCGGCGGAACGCTTAAGTTTCCATACTTGGGCATTGAGTACAAGCCGCAAAAGGGCGACATCATATTCTTCCCCACGAACTACATATGCGCTCATGGGGTAACAAAAATGGAAGGCGGCACTCGCTATGCGTACCTCACATTCTTTGGCCAGGGTGCCGATGACGAGGCGGCAAATATCAGGATTGCTGAGAGCAAAGATTCAAACGAGTGGTGTCCGCCAGTTTGGTTTGATGAAATTTACGACGACTATGAGCGTTACTGCAAATCCGATTACTCGCGATGGATGAAGCCAGTTGAAGGTCTTGAGGTTGGCTCCAACCCAGTATTCCAAAACAGATGCGTGACGCAATACGGGGGAACCCATACTGCAAAAGAAATTGCGAAAGACTGATGTCATGAGCGGCCCAATATTTGGTAAAACCTATATAAATTTTGATGTTAACTCAATTGAACGAAATATTGAATCAATCAAAAATGATTTGGTTTTAAGAAAAGTTTTAATTTTCAAAAATGCGGATATTTCTGTGCCAGATGTAATTGAATTTTTAAAAAAAATTCATAGTAATCATAATTATTTGATGATTGATGCTGGTCGTTCAAGCGAGCCACTTTTTGATTTTTTTGAATCAAACAAAAAGCCCTTGCCATCAAGCAATGAATATTTTTCTAGATGGGGCGTTGATAGATGGCATGTTGATGGTTCATGGGAAGAGCATGTTGTTGATATAAGTTGCATGCACATGAGAACTCCGTCCCCAGAGGGCGGCAATACACGGTTTGTTGACCTAGAGCGCGCATATGATTGTCTTGAAAAGGAACACATAGATTTTATTTATAGAATAAAGTCTCCAGGATGGAATGCCGACAGTAATGAGTTTCCAGCATACAGAAAACCAGAATATGCGCATCCATCAATAAGGGTCCATCCAGTAACAAAAAACCTTTCTATTTTCTACAATGGGCAAAATACGATTGGAAAAGATTACGATAAATGGAATGCCTACAAATTGAGTTTATTGAACATATTTGATATGCCAGATAATCAGATTGAAGTTAGTTGGTCAGAAAACGACCTTGTTGTCTGGGACAACAGATGCGTTGCTCATTCTGTTATGGGTGGATTTGCTCGCAGCCAGAGAATTTACGACAAGATTGAAATTGGTAAATCTGAAGTAGAAACAATTGCTTTATGAAAAATATGGACAACTACATCTACGACGGATGGGAAGAAGTAAGAATAAATTCCGAGGACAAAAAACACATTCATGTTCATGAGAATTTTATTTCTGAAGAAGATTTGGTTAAAATAAATGAATTTTGTCTAACCGCTGAACACATTGAATTAAATCCATTAATCCTCATTGATTACATACCGACCGTTGTAAAAAATTACGAAACCGAAATAACCAAGATTCTTCGTTCATATAGGGACAAAATATGTAAACTTTTAGAGGAAACATACGACTGTAAAATAAACATCAATTCTGGTTATTCGGAAATTTCAAGTATTTCTCGTTACACGCCAGGAACATTACTCAACCCTCATGCGGACAAGGTGTGCGAATCCTGGCGCGACCTAAGCAATGTTCTCTATTTCAACGACTCGTACGAGGGTGGAGAAATATATTTTTATCAATATGGCATTGAGTTCAAACCAAAGGCTGGGACGCTATTGATATTCCCGTCTGGGGCAAATTTTGGCCATGGAGTGAAACAAATAACATCTGGCAATCGCCTCGTAACAAGCACATTTTGGGTTGTTGAAAAATGGAACAGCATGGATTATGCGAATTGGCAAAGTTACCATCCGATTGTTTAATTGGAAATAACCCCAACTGGAACAAATTTCTGTTGAGTGTTCTTGGCTTTGATGTCTTCAAGCAAGTGCATCACACTTTCCGCTGGATTAAATTCAGGTTCGCCGTGTCCATACCACCTGAGATAGGCGTACCTTGTCCCCTGTGTAACTGGGGCGACCTCATGGCATCCGACAAAAGACGATGGGTATATAAAAACCGAACCAACTTTTGGCTTGCTATTTATTCCCCATATTCGCCATGATATCTGTCCACCTTCAAAGTCGTCATTCAAAAATGCTCCAGCAGTCAGAATATTGTAAATGGGGATACTGTTCAAAATTGTTACGCCATCATCCGCGTATGCGATATTGCAATCAGAGTGTGGGCCAATACATTGTCCATTTTCGTATTTGATTACATACCCATTAGTAACCCATCTGACATTTTCTACGACTACTGGAAAAATTTTGCAATATTCAACCATGCATTTATGAATTGAGTCTTGCAGATATTTTAAAAAGTTTGCGTTTTCTTCATTTAGTGAATGCAGATTTGTGTATCTGATTGGTGATTCGTTTGCATGTTCCCGTGGTATTTCATACCCACCTTCTGTGCGGGTATTTTCAATTTGTTTATTTGAATCACCATTGTCAATGGTTGATTCTAGGCTATTTGTGAATTTCTTAAAATATTCTGGGTCAACAGTAAATGCATTATCAAATTTGACTATGGCGTTACCCATGTGTGTGATAATCATAATTCACCAACTTCTACTTTTTTCTGAAAGTTATTAGCAACTTTTGTATCCTCTACACCAATGTCTGAACGAAATTTTTTTAACCACAAATTCTTTTTGTCCAAATCATCTTGCCCATCAAAATGTGAGCGCGCATGTGAAAAGAAAGACAAAAAAGCCCATCTTGTTCCAGATGTAATTTGTTTAACTTCATGGCTACCAACAAAATTTGAAGGATAAATCAGAGCGTCACCAGCGCGAAGGTCAAGTTCCTCATCAATAACGGTAAATCTAAATTTGCCACCAGTGAAATCACTATTCAAGACAATTGAAGTGCTCAGAGTATTATCAATTGCAGAAGACGAAATTAACTCAACAGAGTTGTTCTTGTAGGATGCTGAGCAATCTGAATGTGGTCCCATCCCAGTATTTTGGGCATACTTTATGTAGTGGAGTTGTTTATGTTCGGTTATGCATTCAACAACCGCAGGGAAAACTTTGCAATAATC